ACTTATCAACTTAATACAGTCAATTATACAGCATTCCAATATCCTGGTAATACTGGAGAAACTACATGTCAAAGAGATTTAAAACTTATTATTTTAAGTATCATATCTGATTTACAAACAGGTGGTAATAATAGTGTTATCGCTCAAATGGAAAAATTCTTGGATCCAACTAAGAAAATTACTCCTGTTGGTGATGAACTATATGCATTCTTCTTTGCTCATGAATTAATAAAAACATTATCTGAAAAAGCAATTAAGAATTTACTTTACGATAATGGAGAGAGTGTATCTGGTCAGCAATATGCAGCAACACATACAACTATTGCTGCATATAGAGATACAGAAACTCCTACCGATATTGATAAAGTTTGGTATAGAATGAGAGATCTTATTGACTTTGGTTTAGATACTCTATTCCCAGGAGATATTGAAGCACGTAGCGTAGTTAAAAATATTCTTTATAATAAGAATTACTATAAAGCAGAAATCACATCTTTAGTTACCAGTCAATTTGGTTCTAATACTTGGTTATATGACTCATTTATTGACGATGTTGTTAACAACATTCAATATGATTATATTACTTCTAATACAGTTGACACACAGACAGCGTATACTCTTGACTTTAGTGCAGTATCTGGTACTTTTGTTGTTGGAGAAACCATTACCAACAATTCCACAACTGCTATTGTTTTATATACTTCTGGATCTAAAATGGTTATTGGAAGTGTTATTGGAACATTATATACAGCAGGAGCTAATTTAACTGCACCTGGTTCTGGTGCTACTGCTACAATTGCTGCTGGTGGTATTACTGCAGCACATGAATGGTATAACAATTACAGTAATGTAAAGACTATTGAAAATGCTAAAAATGACGTATCTTCTTTAATTCAAGGTTCTGCAAATAATACGAATCTTTGGGTCAATCCTGAAGTGTTTGATCAAAATTGGGCAACATCTCTTCTAACAGTTACTGGTAATGCAGCAATTAGTCCAGATTCTACACTAACATCTGAAAAACTTGTAGTTGCTGCAAGTGCTGGTGAGCATAAGATTGAAAGAACTTACAATTTAACATCATTCGACACCTTTGATGTTGATACAATTAAATGGGATTCTGATACAGAAACATTTGATACTGGTGCTAATAGTGCAGCACAAACATTCACATCTTCATTCTTTGCGAAAAAAGGAGAAAATGATCGAATTAGATTTACAGTATTTTTAGATTCTGGAATTGAAAATGCACAATTTAGTGTAAATCTAGACACAGGTGAAGTTGGTAATCTCTTTGCTACTAGTGGTCTAAATGTTTCTGCACATGGATCTATTCCTCTTGGTGATGGATGGTATAGATTATACATGACGGTAGATGTTGGATATGGATTTAGTACTCTGAAAAATAGAATTAGTGTTCTTAGTAATACTGGTTTATTAGATTGGACTGGTGCTGGTGGAACTGGTTTATATCTTTGGGGTGCTAAACTTACTACAAAATCACTAGGAACATATGTTTCTGTTCTTGGAACTGAATTCTATACAAATGCAGAGTATAATATCAAAACATTTGCATTGGATCTTTTGAGAGAATATATGAAACAATCACTTAGTGATACTTTGGTAAGTCCTTCATCATCTGCAGGTTTCTATAAATTCTATGATGTTCCTAGTGGTGCATATTATAATACAGATACAGCGATGACACTAATTGGATCTAGTTTGGATATAATTTCTGGGCAATTGAAAGATAATGAACATTACACTACGATTCGTGAAAATAATGCATTATCTACATTAACTAAATTTTATGGTGATATTGTTGTTCCTGTTGGAATTAGTGGTGAAATAGTTCAATCTGATTATGCTTACTCTGTTACATCTGATGTTTCTGCAGAAATTCAACAACTTACTTTAAATGAAGCAAAGGTTGCTAAAGTTTATAAGAGATTTAGAATTGATGGAAATATTACAGATGGTCCATTCACAATGAATGAGGCAGTTCAGAAACAAGGTGATGCTGCTATTACTGGTGTTGTATATGGTTTCCATGAAGATGATAATTATAAGTATCTCGATGTTGCTGTAACCGCAGGGACATGGCAAGTTACGGATGTAATTCAAGGTGTAGCAAATACAACACTTGCACAAATTAGTGCGATTGAAAATAGAATGCATCTCATTGATGTTAAGGGTAACTTTGTTGAAAATGTTGCATTCCAAGGATTTACAAGCAACAAAACTGCAGAACCTGTTTCTTATACTATTAATTCTGCAGCAGTTCTTGATAATACTGGAGGAAGACTAACTGTAGATACAGCAACTCTTCTTGGATCTCTTGAAACAACATCTGTTGTTTATCCTGAGTATTCTAAAGAATACTTAGATGTTAAGAAATTTAATGGTCTTGATGTTAAAGTAGTAGGCAAAGTTGCCTCTACTGGTCATGTGAGATTGTCTGTAACTGTAGATTCTAATTTAACTACTTTCACTGTTGGTAATAGACTTTATCGTATCGTTAATGACGGTCAGGATACTGATAATTATGGTATTATAACTGAATATGATTCAGTCAATAATTACATTTATTATGTTCCTGTTGAGGGAACAATAGGAACTGGTGATAGTGTTGGTGATTATTCAACTAGTAATGTAACCTTAGTTGGAAAAGCCACTGTTTCGGGAGATTTGAGTGTTGCTGGTGCAGCTTCTGCTCGTATTCAGGAAATTCGTGATGTTTCTATTAATAAGAGATTATATCTCACTAACGTTAATGGAACCTTTAGTGCAAGAGATGGTCTCCGAGGAGGAGATGATTATAGATCTGCATCTATTGGTAAAAAAGTTCTTAAAGCAAGGACTAAGAGATTCTTTAAGGGATTTGATGGAACTCAAACCACATTTAATCTAACTACTAACAATGGTTTGCAATACCTTCCTGATCCTGAAGGTCACATGATGGTCTTTGTAAATGGTATTTTACAACCTCCTGGAGCAGGAAATGCATATACAGCATTCTCTGATAAAATTCAGTTTAGTGAAGCACCTGAACTTGGTGCATCGTTTACAGGATTCTATCTTGGTAAATTAAGACAATTGGATGATATTGGATTTGAATTTGATTCTTTACGTCAATCATTCAACCTTAAGCGTGATGATATTTTCTACTCGCTTACACTTACTGATGGTGTTCAATCGTCTACTATTCGACCAGAAAATAATATTATTATTTCTGTTAATGGTGTTCTTCAGGAACCTGGTGTTGGTTTTGAACTTGTTGGTTCTAGAATTATATTCTCTGAAGTTCCTCGTTTTGGATCAACATTTGTAGGATTCTCTTATGTGGGTTCTGAGGCAGACGTTGATGCTGATGTAGTTGTACCACCAGTTGAAGCAGGAGACTTTATTGATATTGAAGGTGAGGTAAGTGATCGTGAAGTTGCTGTTATTGAATCTTCAAACTCATTGATCACATTTGATTATCTTGGATCTGTCTTTGGACAAAATGCAAATGCAACGGCAGTCTTAACTAGTGGATATATTGAAAGGGTTAGTGTAACATCTGGTGGATCTGGATATACATCTAGACCCGTTGTAAGATTAGATTCTATCTCTGGATTTGAGGGTCAGGTGAAGGCACTTGTTGGTATTGCAGGAGTTACGGTTACTAATGCTGGTTCTGGATATCAAGATCCTGGAGTCGATGTTGAAACAACAGTTCCTTCAGATTGGACTCCACCAGATCTTTCACTATATGGTGAAGAACTAGTAGATCCAGAGATCCTATAAATAACTAAAAAAAGTAGTGAGTAATGGCTAAACAATCCCTAAACATTGGTACTACAGCTAATGATAATACAGGTGATACGCTGAGAAGTGGCGGTGATAAAATTAATGATAATTTTAATGAAATATATACTGCCCTTGGAAACAATGCTTCATTAAGCATAGATCTTTCCAATCCAGCTACTGGCCAGGTATTGAAATTTAATGGTACTAATTTTGTTGCTGGTAATTATAATGCGTTAACTTCTGCATTGGATGTTGCTGGAAATAGTATTATTTCTTCTTCAAATGGAAATATTAATATTGCTCCTAATGGAAATGGGGATGTTCTTATCAGTGCTGGAAGTCAAACTACTACCTTTGACGGTGCTACTGGAGGTGTTAGTGTAGGATCAACTATTTCCTATAAAAACGAGTATACTGCTCTTGGTAATGCACCTGCAGCTACTAATACTGGTTACTTTTTTACAGTTGATGGTGATGATAATCCTTATGTGAATATTAACATCACTGCTGGTGGTGCTGGCGATGTAAGAGCAAAACTTATTACTGAGTATTCTAGTGTTAATCTTTTAAATGATATTGATATTACATCGACTCCAATTGCAGATGGACAAGTTTTAAAGTGGAGTTCTGCTGGTAGTAAGTTTATTCCTGGTGATGATGCTGCTGGTGCAAGTTTACAAAATTTATTTGCCTCGGTTGCTGGTGATACTGGATCTACAACTGCTAACTCCACTACAGACACACTTACTATATCTGGTGGAAATGATATTGTAACTTCTATTTCTGGTGATACAGTTACAGTTGCGTTTAATGGAACTTTAACTACAACTTTTAATGCATTAACTGATACTGATGTACCTTCTATTACTCAGGGAGATTCTTTATATTGGAATGGAACTGACTGGGTTGTAACTCGCAGTCCTATGACTTGGTGGGAATTGGGTGCTAGTGGTGCTAGTCACTTCACATTTGACGGTCCTGGATTTGCTGCAGCTACAGAAGATCCAACATTGTATGTTATGCGAGGCATGACATACGCATTTGATAATGGTGCAAATGGTACTAACCACCCATTTAGAATTCAAAGTACTCAAGGATTGAGTGGTACTCCATTTACAGATGGTCAATCTGGTAGTGGAACAGCTATCCTTTATTGGACTGTTCCTATGAATGCTCCAAACGTTCTTTATTATCAATGCACTGTTCATTCTCTTATGAACGGCACTATCAATATATTAAACTAATATAAATGACTAGAACTGTTCCAGGTACAGGTGCCTCCATCAAACCAATTTTTGATGAGAATTTTGGGGTACGTGCAATACGAGTATTAGACGGTGGATCTGGATATGATTCAGCAAATCCACCACGATTAACTATATCTGGTTGTGGGACACCAGATACAGATGCATTATTGTATCCTATTATTGATTCTGATTCTGGACAAATTATTCATGTAAGAGTTCTTGAAAGAGGTCGAGGTTATGATCCTCTAAGATTACAGTTTTTCCCAGAACAAGAAACACCAAATGTTATAAATTCTTTTGATATTAATAGAATTTGGCAAGATCATCCAAACTCTTTAGCTTCAGGAACTTTTAGTGCAGATACAGATAGACTTCGTATACAATCTGATAATCACCCTAAACCTACTTATATTCAAGAAGAAGCAGCACCTGGTGGTGGACCATTAATTGATAGAAGTTTTGATCAAACATTTATCTATAGAGGAGGTAAAGATGTACCTCATCCTACTATTAGAACAGAACAAGATAATAAAGTACTTGGTATTTTTGCTAATGGTGGTCTTTTACATACACCAGAATGGGGAACTACAGGAAATGCACCAACTAACTTTGCCATCGATTCAGTAAAATATGATTATGTCAAAAGTAATAGTGTTTATGATACTGTAACTGAAGGAAATGTAAGATATTATCATTCAAATAAAACTCTTGATGAATTTAAACTTGGAAATGGTGTTTTTGAATGGGGAAAACTTAAACAATTTACATGGAACGTAAAGGTTGAAACTGGTAATATTTCTCTAGATGTTACAAATGTTGATGAAACACTAGGAACGGTTGCTGTAGGTAGAACTATTGATGAAATTGGTGGTAATGCCTCTGGAGAAATTTCTAAGGTAGTAAGAGATGGTAGTAATATTGTAACTAGAATTTATTTAAGACAACTTACTGGGTCTTCTTTCTCTAAGAATGACTTATGTTTAGGTTCTACAGGATTTTCATTTAAAATTACAGAGGATCCATATACTTTTAATGGATATTATATTGATTTTGGTGCAGATGCAGCAAAGTTTGGTACTTTTACACCAGGAATATTTTACTTTGCTCCAGAAAATATTACAGTAAAAAGGAATTATTTGATTAAATTTAATCAATCAGATTCCACTAATAATACTCATCCAATTAGATTCAGTACAACTGCTGACGGTACACATAACGATACTCCAGGAACTCTTTATTATACAAGTACTGGAGCTTCATCGGATCCAGCAGCAGATTATGAAAATGAATATGCTCCTATATTCATAATGAATGCGGATGAAACGAATAGAATTTACTACTATTGTAAGAATCATCCAAATATGTCTGGTTCTTCTGGTGATGAAGGATATATGATTATCAGTACAGATACTTCTGCTGAGATACTAACCAATAATTATTATATTGAAAATTATTATGGATCTGGTGGAACTTTAGATTATAGTCGTCGTAGTGATGGACACTCTAAAATTCTTGGTATGTCCTATGATGGATATCCAATTTATGGTCCTTGGGGATATAATTCCAGTGGTACTGCTGTAAGGCAAGTATCTTCACATCGATTAAGAACTAATGCAGAACTTCCTGGTGCAAGACCTGCTGTAAATACGACTGGTACAACCACTTATACTGTAACAGTTTCTAATGGAGAATTTTTATTTGGTGGTTCTAGACCTAATTTCTTATC